GAGTGAGCTTGAGTTAACTTAGCTGGCGCTCTAGGGGTAGTCAATCCACCAACAGTAGCAGTAGGCAATGTCATTAATGCACCAGCAACAGTCTCATTCGCTAGTTGCAAAGGATTTATAGTGCCAGTATCTGCGGCTTGTTGGGCGGCAGATGTTATTCCTGCAGTAGTCGATCCAGTTAAAACATTTTGAGACAAAGCAGCGGTTCTTGGAGCCATCTGTGTAAGCGCAGCAGGTGTTCCCGCAACAATAGATTTTTGTAAAGCACCAGGCAACACTAAGTTGGTAGGGTCAAGCAATCCAGTAGCCATACCACCAACCAATAAGCCAGGACGCTCTGTAGCAACTTTGTAAGTGCCTTTTAGAATGTCGCTAACAGATGGTGTTGGTTGAGCAGGAGCTTGTTGTTTAGTTCGGTCAATGCCAAGGTATTCATCAGAAAACCCAAACTTACTCAGGCCAGTTTGAATACCACTAGCCATTAAACCAGCAGTACCTCTTATCAACTGTCCACCAGTAGTCTTACCACGGAACACATCTAGTGGGTTAAAGCTTGCGGCAACATCTTGCTGAAACTGAGTTCTAGGCTGAAATGCTTGTTGGCGAACACTCTGCATAAATTCAGCAGGGGTAGGTGCAGCTTGTGTTTGCTGCACTTGTTGTTGTGTAGGTACATTAATACCTGTTACTGGCTTAAACTCTTCAGTTGGAGCTTGTTGTTGAGAAATACCAGTAACTGGTTTCCAATCTTCATCATCTTTTTGAGCCATACCAACCACCTTCTTAACGTAGTTTTGTGTTTCTTTAAATGGAGGAACTCCACCATACTTTTCAACATTACCTGGGCCAGCGTTATAAGCAGCCGCTACCAAAGTGGGATCTTGGAATCGTTCTGTTAATTGGCCTAGATACTTAACACCACCACGGATGTTATCTCTCCAATCCATACGATTAACACCAAGATCTTTGGCAGTAGCACCCATCAACTGCATAGGTCCGTAGGCACGATCATTGAACCTTGTTTTAGGTCCTATAGCGTTAAAAGAGCCACCAGATTCAGCTTGTACAACACTTTGCACCAAAGAAAGAGGAACACCTTGGCGCTCTGCCTCTTCAGCAGCAAATGCAAAGATTTCGTCTTTAGTTGCCATGTTATTGACCAATGAACATTACTGTGCCATCAGGCTTTTTAACTCCATACCTACCAGATTTTCCTTGAACAAGTTGGAATCCTGCTGGCAAAACTGGTGCGCTAGGATTGGCTGTGATTTGCTCATTAAGGAATTGGTTAACCTTTGGATGATTGTACAAACGTGGGTTATCAGGAGAGTTAGCCCATGCCGTATAAATAGCCTTTGGATCACCAGTGTAAGAATCAATAAATCTCTGACGAGCATCATCTTTATCTGCGGCAGCAATCTCTAACGCAGACACGTACTTGGTAACAAACTTAGGATCTGTCACACCAGTAGTAGCCTTGTCAACAATGCCACCTTCAAACGCATTGGCATTGCCTTTAATGTTGCTTAAGCCCTTTAGAACACCTTCAGATCGTGTCTTATTTAGCAAGTTAACATTGCCTACCAACGAATCAAACTTGTCTCCAACTCCAGGTATCGCCCTCATATAAGAAGCACCTGTAGCAAAAAACTCTGTCAGTTTATTTGGATCAAGTTGTTCAGCAGCGTTATATAAATATTCAGCAGAAGTTTTACGATCACCAACAGTTAGTGCAGCATCAAGAGCAATGTCTGTAAATTTGCCATAATTTTTTGATGTTGCAAGATTAACTGCTTCTTGAGCAGGAGAAAGTGCAGCTACTGCACCACGACCGCCAGTTGCACCTGTAGCACCTGTCGCACTAGCAGGATTAGTAAAACCTAAAATATTTGCACGAGATCTAAATTCTTTTTGTTGTGTAACAGGATTAACAACTTGCTCTGGTATTGCAAACGAGCCACCAATTGCTTTAGCAGCTTCACGTTGTTGCAGAGTTTGAAGAGATCCCGCCATATCACGCACACCAATTAAATTACCAGCCCTGTCATAAAGAGGTTGTTCACCAGGTTGCAAAGCATAAGTTAAGTTTTGTTCAACGGCTCTTCCATAACCTGGTGCGGATGTTATATTGAAATCTACATTTCCACCTTGAACTGTTGGCCTTGAAACTAAACCAGTTTTAGCATCAAAAGATGGAAGACCACCAATAGGTTGCATATTGGCATTTGTCAAAATTCCACTTGGTTGCATTGTTGGTTTTAATGCAGAAATAGTCTCTCGCATTGGGCCTTGTGAAGCAGTAGGCAAATTTAAGACATCTTGCAAAGCATTCTGAATATTGAAAGGCAATCCTTGCGCTCTAGCAGTTCTTAATTCATTTTGTTGCATTGCAACATCTGGTGTTACAGGACCCATGTACTGAGGACTAGCTTCGTTAAATTGAGTAGGCATATACCTACCTTGGAAGTTAGCGACAGAAGCACGATCAGCGGCCTTCTGTTGCATTTCAGTAATAGCTTTTTGACCACTCAAATACTGATCTGGTACAGACAAGGCAGACTTCAGACCCATAGAAGCATCATTGCTTAACAAAGATCCAAGCAAGAACTGTTGAGTAGCTTGTTTTTGTAAGCTACTCTTTTCATCTTCACTAAGACCAGTAAGTGCTGCATCAGACAGCAAACCAAGATTAAACATATAGACTCCTTAAAGACCCAACAAACCAAGCAAGCCTTGGCGTGAAGTAGATGATGTTTGCATTCCAGAACCACCTCCAACATTGAGTCCCAATGCTTGGTTGATGATCTGTTGTTGCTCCAATGGCAGATTGCGGTAAGCGTCCATCTGTTGTTGAGAGAACTGCTGTTGTTGACCACCAATATTGCTCAAAGCTTGTGCGCCAGCAAGACCCATCTGTTGACCTTGACCTGCAATATTAGACATCTGACCTGCAGCACCCAAACGTGCTTGATTGGCAGTCAATCCTGCTTGTTGATTAGCTAAGTTAGCTTGCAAAAAGTTTTGAGCATTGGTCAACCCTGCTTGCTGAGTTAATCCTGCTTGTTGGGCAGCACGAGCGTTAATAGCCGCTTGGTTAGCTAAACCTGCTTGGTTAAACGCAGAAGCTCCAAACTGATTAGCTTGATTCTGATAACCCAAGTTTGCCAATGTCATTGCTTGTTGATTACCAGCATTAAACTGATTCATTTGATTCTGAGCCGCAACATTAGAAAGACCTGCTTGTTGCAAGTTGGCTGCATTAAACTGCTGACCTTGATTTAATGCGGCCTGATTAGCAAGTGCGGCAGCATTTGTAGCACCTGCACCAAACTGACCAGCTTGGTTCAAGGCAGCCGCATTAGTCAAACCTGCTTGTTGTAGATTACCCGCATTGAACTGAGCTAAAGCATTTTGAGCAGCGGCATTCTGTTGAGCAATAGTGTTCTGAGCGCCAGCACCAAACTGCAATGCTTGGTTTTGAGCTGCTTGTGAAGACAAACCTGCTTGCTGAAGTTGTTGGGCATTAAACTGAGCCAAAGCATTACCTGCTGCTTGGTTAGCCAAACCTGCTTGTTGGAAATTACCAGCGTTATATTGCGCCATCTGGTTAGCAGCCGCTTGGTTTGCCAATGATGCTTGGTTACCTGCTTGTGCTCCAAACTGAGCCGCTTGATTAGCCGCTGCTTGTGTAGATAAGCCAGCTTGTTGCAAGTTGCCCGCATTGTACTGAGCCATTTGATTGGCGGCTTGTTGGTTAGCCAAAGCCGCTTGTTGAGCATTCTGAGTATTGAGTTGTCCAGTAGACACATCAACACCTTGATTAGCCAAAGCAGCCCTCAGATTTGCATCTTGATTTGCCAACCCAAATTGACCTGCCAATTGCAATGACTGTTGAGTAGTAGCAACGTCTTGAGCTTGGTTAAGTTGTTGTGCTTGCATCTGACGAGCCAAATCAGCTTCAGAAGCTTGTTGGGCAGCAGCATAAGCAGCAGCATTCTGTTGAGCAACCAAACGTGCGGCATTCTCACCAAAAGCACGATTAGTCTCTGCTTCTGCAACACCCTGACGAGATCCACCATAAGCCCTAGCAGCAGTAGCTTGTGCGGCAGTACGTTGTTGTTCAAGTTGTCGTGAACGCTCTAAATCCTGCAAGCTTTGCTCAGTAACTGCCTGAGTATAAGGATTCATGTACTGCTGAATATTTTGATTTAAAAATGAACCAGCATTAACATCACGAATATTAGCCCTAGCTTGAGGAGCAATCTGTCCTAAAGCTTCTGAAGTTATGTCAGCACCAGAAACACCTTGCACGCCAACATCACGAATAGATGATCGAGCAAGTTGTGCGGCTTGCGCTCTTTCTGCGTCACCAGCAGTAACACCACCAAAACCCTGTGATGTATAACCTAAAGCTTGAGCTTGTTGAGCAGGACCTGCACCAACACCAGAAAACATAGATGCAGGAGCAGCAGTCTGACCACCAAATCCTTGTGAGGTATAGCCAGTAGCTTGAGCTAAAGAAGCAGGAGCCGCTTGTGCGCCACCAAACTGAGAAGCAGTGTAACCAGTACCAGTAGCTACATTAGTTGGTCCTGTTTGCGCTCCACCAAACTGAGATGCTGCACCTGCAGAAGAATACTGACCAGTAGTAGCGTTATAACCTTGTTGAGCAGCCAAAGCAGCAGGGTCTACATTTGCACCGCCATAAGCGTTATAAGTGACATTCTGTGGATTGTAGTTAGCAACACGACCAGCAGTATCAAATGCTGTACGCATACCAGTAAAGGCTTCACCACGGGGGTCAGAGAACTGACGAGCAACATTAAAACCTGCCTGTTGGTCAGGAGTAAACCCTGCAAATTGACGAGCTTCTAAACCACCCGCTACACCCTGTGCGCTTTCTACATTTTTTAGATAAGCATCACGCAATGCAGGATCAAGCTGCGCTGTTTGTTGACTTGAACCACCAGACATAATTACACCTCCGTTGATAGCCAATAATGTGTTGGCTTCATGTTAAATTTGGATACAAAAGTTCTTGACCAGCCTCTACGTCCTGTTAAGGTGATCTTGCGGCATTCCATGTCTTCAGCGAACTTCTGAATATGGGGGGTGAGTGTTTCTAGTTCTACTAGATCACCAGATGCCAAAAATATATGCAAAACCTTCATTCTTGGAAAGTTCTGCACCTGAGTTACTACTGCGCTGTTAGTCCCAGGCCATAATTGCATCGTACAACTGTCAATACAGTCGGCTACGTCCTGCATATTATGAGTGTTATCGTATTCTAAAGCAGGTTCCAGAATTTTCTCTACTTTTTGAAAAGATACAGCCCATAATGGTAGTTCACCATTGGTTTTGTACTTTTCATAGTCAATCATAGTGCTGAAGTTGTCAATATACCGATATTGCTAACCAAAATCTCATATCTAGTGCCGTTTGGACTAGAGATAATCAGTCTGTTGGGAGGGGTTATCTTGCGAGAGCCAATCTCAACATCCTGATTACGCTTGTAAATGTTTGTATCTTCAGACTCAATGATCCTGCGAACATTAGCCTGATCTCTAAAATCATAGGTAGGAGTAGGGCTTGGGAGCTTCAACGCATACCTCCTGGCTTGCCATCCAATCGAATAGTCCCAACACGCCAATCAGTATTGATGTTTCCTTCAATCTTGACTGCAATCTGTCTACCAGTAATACGTACAGAAGTAGGCGTATTCATGGTGTATGGACCAAAGTTATATTCTGCAGCATTGGGGTAAAACTTGGTGCTAAACCTAGCTTTTACATCACCCAAAGTGTTTTCATCAGGAACCAAACCAACAATGTTAATCACTCTGTCGCCAGAAGCTAACTCTACAGGTCCTGACTCAGCAAATGGAACAGCTGAATCGTATGTAAAACCAGTTTCATGGTCATATACATAAGAATCAGATGAAACCATCATTGGCTTATTAAATACACCAGAATCAGTACCGCAAGTCCTACCAAAGCTACCAATAGCCCAATGGTTCTCACGATAGTTGTAACTTACATACGAATCATTTTCAACACTGGCTGAACTTGGATAGAACCACCAAACTTCACCATACATTGAGTTATGGACACAGTAAACTTTAGAGGCTTGCTGATAGTTAATGTTGTTGAAAATGTAGTCACCAACATCACAAGGCAAAGGCTTTACAAAGCCATCAAACATCCAGAATCCAGACTTAGACATCCAAATAGCTGAATTGTCAGTAGCCGCTACTGCTTGACGGGAAATAACACCACATCCAGTACCAATGCGCTCAAATCCATAAACGTATGGTGGACCAATATAAGTAGCCGAATGGACATCTACATCAGTAAACAAGATGGTAGCACCACGAACTCGCTTGCCACACATCAAAGAACCTAATGTGGTCAGATCAAAGTCACCAGCTTGATTGGTAGCACTTGGCGTCCAAGTTGTATTGTTTTCTTGGTCAGACCATTGAACTTTACGAGGATTTCCACCTGCTCCAAGAGCAAATAAGAATCTTTCTTCAGTAACCACTAAACCAGAGTTTCCAGTTGGTGCATTTGTAATTGCAGCGGCTACAGTACCAGTATTTAACTGCCATTCGTAAAGCTTACCATCAGCGTTAGAACAAGCATTTAAATATTGACCCCAAGTATCCATACTCCATGTAGTAGCAGGAGTGTAGGAGCCAGTATCTGGTCTAGCAATACCATATGACGATGTTCCATATGTACCATAGCCATATCCTAGTTTTGCATCAGCATCTGCAATGCCAACAGTAAAAGAAGTTGGAGTAATGTCGTATGGAGTACCGCCTTCATTCAAAGCATATAGCTTTGAGTGAGTGCCAACAGCAGTCCACCTAAGATTACTGTTATCACGCCATGCAAGTATTCCACGTGCAGAGCCTGTTAACTGGTTAGGAGATCGCTTTCTCCATCCACCAATAGGACGTAGTGTGTTCTGATACCAACGTACCAGATTAGAGCTATTCCAGCGTCCCTTAGATTGGTACTCAGTACCATTCTTGTAAACACCAGCAGGGATGTTTAGTGGGATATACATTTATGCAATACCCCAGATGCGAACTTGACCTGCACCGCCCGCACCACCTGCACCACCTGCAAAGGCAGTAAATCCTGCACCGCCACCGCCACCACCACCGCCTGGGAATCCACCCGCAGCACCTGCGGCTCCATTACCAGTAGTAGATGAACCACCACCACCGCCACCAGAAGCCATGCCGTTGGCTAATGTTGCACCTGCAGTACCAGCAACAGTTGCTGCACCGCCTGCTCCACCACCGCCACTACTAAATGACATAGATGTTCCACCAGCACCGCCTGCTTCACCAGGTGCGCTTCCACTCCTATTACCTCCACCAGCGCCTCCTGCACCAGAAGAATGAATTGAGCTGCCACCAGAACCGCCTGCGGTATAAGCAATTCCACCACCGCCACCACCCCATGTAGCTGAATTACCTGCTGCACCACCGCCAGCACCAATATTTGTCAAGAATGATGCGCCATCAGATGGTGTTGCAAATGTAGCAGTTATAGAAGGCGCACCACCATTGCTTGCTGGAAATGTAGAACTTGAAGATGTGCCGTTAGAACCAGCACCTCCTTGACCACCACCACCACCGCCATATGAATAATTAGGGAATGTAGTATTACCTGCTACACCTGCGCCACCGCCATATGCTTTAACAATACTTCCAATAGATGAAAGTCCACCTGCTGTAGCAGCAGCTCCTGCAGCACCAACAGTAGCAGTTACGGAATCACCTGCAGAACCAAAATATGAAAATGGATAGCTGCTAATAAATCTAGAACCTGCACCACCACCAGAACCACCAGTTGGTCCATTGGTTGTGGTATCACCAACACCGCCTGCACCACCGCCACCGCCACCAGCAACAACATCAAATCCAAGTTGTGAATAGCCAGGCGGTAACGTAATTGAAGTGGTAGAAGTAAGTGTTAAAGCAAATGTATTGATAACAACAGACTTAAATGAAGTTCCATTGCACATTACCAAACGAACTTCTTTTGGATACATAATGAAACTTGTCAATCCATCAATAGTTTCTGAACTATTAGGGTCTAAAGTTAAGTTACCAGTTCCAGAATTACCTATGTAGCACCACCATCCTGCGCCCAATGTTGCAGCGGCAACAAATGTCTGTGTAAAAGTACCACTGGTGATGTCAAAGTAATAACCATTGTCAGCAAGACCTAATATTGTGTTTGAGGTTCTTGTTGCAACAGGAATTGAAAAGTTTGTACTGATTGCTGATAAAAGAAAGTTAGTGCCATCTGATTTAACGTAGTAACCTGCTGCACCTGCAGAGGTTAATCCTGTTCCACCATTAGCAATAGGCAAAGTACCTGTTACACCAGTAGTTAAAGGCAATCCAGTAAGGTTAGTTGCAACTCCAGATGTAGGCGTACCTAATAATGGAGTAACCAAAGTAGGAGAAGTGCTTAGAACAACAGATCCTGTACCTGTTTTAGTTCCTACACCAGTACCACCTTTGGTAACTTTAAGCAAAGGACCAGTATCAAACAAAGCATCAATGGTGTCTAAGTCTGTGTTGATCTTAGTACCCCAAGTATCGCTAGAAGCACCTACTTCTGGTTTAGTAAGACTTAAATTTGTGGTTGTGGTATCAGCCATAATGACCTCTTAATTTACTGTTGTCCAAGTTTCTGATTGATCTGAAACATCAGTCCAACTCTCAGAAACGTCTGTAATTGTTGTCCAAGTCTCTGCAATATCATCTTCATTTTCCCATTTACGTCTACCAGATGCGGTAACGCTAGATAGGGCAGATGAATTTGCAGATGCTAGGTATACAGCCACACCATTAGCGGATACTGTACTCTCTGGGAATATAACAATTATCGTAGAAAAAACACTTACTGCATACGCAGTAGCATTGGAAACTGCTTGAATATCTGCTCTTCCACCTGCGCTGTAATTTGCACTAGTCGCAACTGTAGAAGTTGTAGCACTTGTGGCAGCTCCTGCACCTAAATAGATAGCACTGGCAGTAACTGAAGTAACAGCATCTACATTTGCAGACGCATCTTTAAAGCCACCCGCAAGTGACGAAAAAGGAGCTTCAGATAGTGCGTAAAAGCCAAACATTATTTAAGATGTCCGTTCCCACCTAGCCATGCAAACAAAGCTACTGTTCCTAGTCCAACTACCCAGAAGAACTTTTTAACAATGCTTTCGCCAATGCTAATATAAACATTTTCGATTACTTTTTCAGTAACCTTTTCAACTAGAAGCTCTAGTTGCTCATCAGTAAGTACAATATTATTTGCCATGATTAAAAGGTTATGGAACCTGATGAAGTAAATTTGTATATTCTAAACCCACCTGATGTAGAAATGGTAGGAGAACCCGTTGTGCTTGTTGCGGCTATAAATGTGTCTGGATAGCGAAGGATGACGATACCTGAACCGCCTGCACCTACAACCGTACTTATTCGACCACCGCCACCTCCTCCACCAGTGTTAACTGTGCCAGCAACAGCAACTCCGGGGCTGTCTCCACTACCGTTTCCTCCTCCACCAACACCTCCAACACCACCAGTAGTATCTCCTCTAGAACCTCCACCCCCACTATATGTAGTTACTGTGCCACTAATGACGCTTGCTATACCTGCGCCTCCGTTATATACAATTCCAACAGTTCCCGCACCTCCACCTCCACTACCATTAGCAGAAGATACACCCCCAGCATTTCCCTGACCAGAAATACCAGAACCGCTTACTCCGTTAGCGCCACCGCCACCGCTTCCACCAACCCCGCCATCAGAACTTCCACCACCACCAAATCCACCACCTGTAGCAGTAATAGATGAGAAGACAGAGTTTGCACCAGCCGTTCCACTATCTGAACCCCCAGTGCCACCAGTACCACCAGCGCCTACAGTAATAGTCAATGCAGAATTATTAGTTACACTAGCAAAACCAGCAAGTAGACCTCCTCCACCGCCACCGCCGCCTGAGTTTTGGCCACCACCCCCTCCACCAGCAACCACTAAATACTCAACATTCTGTGGAGGCAGTCCTGTCCAGTTATTGGCTTTAATTGCTTGAGCAACTTGGGGGAGTGTAAATATTCCGCTATATTGAGCCACAATTAAGCCCCTTGAGTTTTTTCAACCCATGCCAATGTTGGCTCATCCCAACGATAGAATTTTCCATCTGTAGGCATAGGAGTTGGTGCTTCCCACAAATATGTTATTACGTTTTTAGTCCAAGATGCAAATGGTTGTGGAGGAGAAAATCCTACTCCATCCCATGTGTAACCAATGCCAGCGTAGTTCTTGTGTAATGGAGTGCCACCAGTAGCATGAACATTTCCATGCGTGTTGTAACTAGTTTGAATCCACTCAGATGGGCTACCCCAATGACCTGTTGCCAATGTTTCAGCATCAATGACTATAACTTGGTCAACAATTCCGTTAGTAATATGTGCAAAATGTGCCATGTATGTATCCAGTTAAAAAGTTATAGTTCCAGATGATGTCCAAGTGTAAATTTGGTATCCATTAGCATTTGTTATTTGTGGTGAACCAGTTGTTGAAGTTGGAGCTAATTGTGTTGCAGGGTAACGAATGATTACGATGCCAGAACCTCCTGCCTGACCTGACCTAGCAACTCCTGTTGATCCACCAACAGTACCAGTACCGCCACCACCACCACCAGTATTTGTAGCTCCAGATGTAGCTCCAGCGTTGTATGGATCACCACCATTACCACCGCCAGCAACACCAAAACTACCAGCTCCTGTTAAATAAGCACCACCACCACCTCCACCAGCATAGAAAACTCTTTGGCCTGTTATGGTTGAGCAAATTCCAGCACCGCCACCTGCGCCATTATTAACACCTCCAGTAACGGCAAGTCCAACACTACCAGCACCACCACCACCACCACCACCATTAGAAGATGCGCCACCATTATTTCCTTGACCTGATGTTCCAGTAGTAGCGGCTTGGGAATTAAAACCACCGCCACCAGCACCAGAACCACGACCACCAGTAGGTGCGCCAGAAGTGCTATGTCCCGCTGATGGGCCACCTCCAGTTGTGGTAATTGAACTAAAAACAGAATCTCCACCTGCTGAACCTTGACCACCAGATGTGCCACCCGCACCACCTGCGCCTACAGTTACAGTTAAGCTAGAACCAAGAGATACTGCAAATGATGTTGCCGTTAATAAACCACCTGCTCCACCACCGCCTATACCACCAGAGTCAATTGCTTGAGAAGCTCCACTTCCACCGCCACCAGCAACCACTAGATATTCAACAGTTGTTGGAGGAGCATTTAAAGGATTAAAAGCTGCTGAAACAAAATTACCAATTGATCGTATTCCCATAAGATCACCAATTAGGAAATTGTTTCGTAACTTACTGTATAGGT